GATCTTGATCTTCTAATCGTTCATCCATCTGTTGCTTACTACCTCTATCAGGTTGGTATGTTAACATTCTCTACTTCTGCATTATCAACAGGCACAAACCTCACCTGGGGTGGCGGTGGTGTTGGTATCAGCGATAGAGCAGTTGGTGAATTTGCTGGATGTACAGTTGTTGTTGACTCTGCTGTTAACACAGTTGCACCATCTAGTTCAAGTGGACACCAAACTGAGTACTTCTGCTACCTAACAGCTTCAGGAACAATTCTTGAAGGTCAACAGTCTGCACTAAGAATCGAAGCTGAAAGAAACATTCTTTCTAAGCAAGATGTTATGTCAGTTGATTATCATACTGCGTATCACGTTATGGGTACTAAGTGGAATGATGCTGCTGATAACCCAACAAATGCGAACTTAGCAACAGCTAACAAGTGGGCATTAACATATGATGCTGACTTAATTCCATTAGTTCAGTTAACAGTTAACACACCTCTTGATACTTCAACTTATTAATCGTAAGATTAAATTAGTGGTCATAAACCTCATCAATTATTGGTGGGGTTTTTTCTTTACGCTACAATAAAACTAAATTACTTTATAGATCGTGGCAGCAACTATAGACGCAACAATAAAAGGAGCTAATGCTAATAGTTATGTCACATTAGCTGAAGCAGACGCATATTTTGAAACTGTTCCAAGTTCTACTCAATGGGATAATAAACAGGATGATAAAAAGAACAGAGCACTTATTGCAGCAACTAGATGGATTGATACTTTGGTTTATTTTGGAGATAGATGTGATAATGGACAGGCTTTAAAATTTCCTAGAAATAATTATCAGGTAGATGATGTTGAATTATCTTGTACTGTAATTCCAAATAATATTAAATATGCACAATATGAATTAGCAAGAGCATTAGCAAATGATACTGATGCTATTACTGGTACTACTGGAAAAGATGGTAATTTTAGTGAAGTAAAGCTAGGAGATATACAGGTTAAATACAATACTGATAGTCAGGGAACTGGTTCTGTTAATAATATTTTAGATGTTTATCCGTGGTTACAAAGTTATCTTGGAGCATATATGCTAGGTGGAGCAGGTAGTTTTCAAATGAGGGTAGTTAGAGGATAATGGCAGGTCAATTAGATTCATTATTTAAAAATGTAGCTAAACAGATTGTTTCTGATTTAGGTTCTTCTTTTGATTCTTCTATTGTTTATACAAGAAAAGCATCTGGTACTTATAACACAGCTACGGGTGCATATTCTACAAGCGATACAACTTATAGTTTTGATGCTCCTATTGAGTTTGTAATTTCTACAGAAGATGATGGTAGGGAAAGACGAGAAGCAAAAGTTTATATAACACCTGATCTAATTGACGATAATCAACCTAGTTTTGATGATGAGATTACATTAACTTATGCTGGATCTACAAGGGTTGCACAGATAGTTAATATAGATACAAAACAAGGTGGGCAGACTTACTTGTTTACAATATTGGTGAGGTTCTAATGGCTAAATCAAGAGGTATTGACAGTATTGTTCCTGATATAAATAGTAATTTAGAATCTGATCTAAATAGATTTGTTAAAGCTGTACTTATTGATCTTTCGACAAAAAAAAATAGTCCTGTTGATACTGGTTTCTTTGCTTCAAGTTGGACTGCTGGTACTCAAAGACCTAGACCAGATCAACCAAGAGAAGATTTTTCACCTTGGAGTAATATAAAACCTACAAGAAAAGGTGATCAAAATAATCCGAATGCAAGAATTGAACCTAGATTTATAAATGAAATATCATACAATTTTAAACCTTTTTCTAAGGTATTTATTGGTAACAGATCACAATATGCAGCAAGAGCTTTAGCCTCCCCAAGAAAACAAGGTTCTATACCAGGATATATTCAGGGAAAATTAGCACCAAAAATAAAACAGTTATTTACTGATAAGAAGCCTAGAATTGCCATAGCAGAAACAGGATTACAAGGTGGTCAAGGTGGTATTGGACAATTTGCAGATCCTAAGAAAGCATTTGCTGATTATACTGATCTATGACTTTAGTTAACACAAGAGCAGCTTTTGAAAAAGCTGTAACAGATGCAGTTGCAGCAGTAGATAATACTGTCGAGATGGTTTATGACAATATGGTTTATAAAACACCTGGTAAAACTAAAAAATATGTTGTTATGTCAGTAGATTTTGCACAGGCAACAACACAAACACAGGGAGCATCACAGGACTTTTATTCTGGTGTTATTCAATGTAATATCTATGTTCCTAGAGGAAAAGGTAGTTCAACTTTATCTGCATTAGGAGAAGCAGTTATTGATGGACTTACTTCTGTTAATGCCTCTAATTATACTGATACTTTTAGCTGTGATCCAAGAGTATTAGATGTTGTTGGCCCTGCTCCCATTGAATTAGATGACTCTTCACACTTTCTTGGCTTAATATCTTGCCAATTCACAGCAAATGCCTAGTATACTAATATCAGTTATATATTAAAATGACAAGAGCAGTAGACCTACTCAAAAACAAGTTTGGAGTTTCTCAACTTTACAAGCACGACATTAAACAAGATGATGAGATTATTCTTACTGTCTATTGGCATCCTTTAACTATTGCAGAAAGAGAAGCAATACAAAAAAAATCAAATTCTGATGATGTTAATGACTATGCATTACAGATGATGATAGAAAAATCATTAGACAAAGATAGTGTAAGGCTTTTTCAAGATGGAGATAAAGCTTCATTAAGAAGAGAGGTTGAAGCATCTGTTCTTGAAGAAATTCAGTTAGCTATGGTAAATGCTGGTGCTGATAAGGAGGTTGCAGAGGCTAAAGCCGATTTAAAAAGCTAATAACGATTGGAAGTTTTTATTTTCATTAGCAAAACAGTTACATAAAACTGTAGCCGAACTATGTGATACTTTAACTATTGAAGAGATGGTGGGATGGGCTGCTTATGCAGAAATAGAAAATGAAGAATATGAAAAACAACGAGAACAAGCACAAAGATCTAATGCTTTAAGAGGTAAAAAGAGGTAATATAGAGAAAATGTTTTGATTTTTATAGCAAGTGGCTAATTATAATGTAGATATTGCTGTTGCTATAAAAAATGCACAAGCACTTAAAAAGTTTAATAAAGATGTAAAACAGACATCAAATTTTGTTGATGATATAAATTTAAAGATAAGAAGAGCTAGTAATGCGTATGAAAAATCTTTAAACACTTTAAGTAGTTCATTACAAAAAACAAAAGTTAATATAAATAAAGCAGCAGTAGGTACTGATGCTTTTAGAAAATCAGCATTAGATTTAGTTAGGGCAGAAAAATCTTTAAATAAAGAATTAGCATTAAAAAATAAATTATTAGAACAACTTAGAAAAAATGAAGATCAGTTTGGTGTTGCTCAATCTTCAAGTAGTAATCGTGTTAGAAGAAATGTTGCAGAAAGTCGTAGATCAAGAATAAGTTCTAAATTTAAAACTTTAGATACACCTACACCCTCAATAGATTTAAGAAATAAGGTTAGAGAAAATTTACGTCAAAGTAGAATTAGTAGATTTGGTTCTGGATTCCGTGATTTTAGTCAAAGTCCTGATCCAATTACATCTTCATTAGTGCCCGGTCAAAGTTTATTTGGTCAAAGTGTAAATATCGAGTCTAAATTGCAACAAGCTTTAGCAAAGCAAACAGCAAATAAAAAAAGGGCTGAAACAGAAGTTGCAAAAATTAGAGAAACTGCATTAAAAAAGATAGAAACAAGAGAAAAAAAATTAATTCTTTTAAGAAAAAAATCATTAAAACAAGAAATACAAGATCGAAGAAGATTAAATAGATTAAATCAAACCAATGTTGCTGGGCCTGCTAGTGGTTTTAAAGCATTTAGTCAAAGAGCAAATGAAATAACTGCCCAAGCTAATAGACCTGGTTTAGGTCAAATGTTAAGCAGTCAATTTGCTCCTGGAGGTAGTTTTGCTGCTACTAGAGGACAGAGAGTTAAAGGATCTATTAGTAATGCTCTCATTGGTGGTGGTTTTCCTCTGTTATTTGGTCAAGGTGCTTTAGGTGCTGCAGGTGGTGGTATCGGTGGTGCTCTTGGTGGTGCTTTAGGTGGAGGTTTTGGTTTTGGTTTATCTATAGCTGGTACTGCAATTGCTACAAGAATACAAGAAGGAAAAGATTTTCAAAAACAAGTAGATAGATTAAATAAATCAATACGACTTACTGGAGGAGAATCAGAATTTTCTGTTGCTAGTATTAAAAAATTAGGGAAAGAATTAGGTCTTACAAAACAAGAAGCATTGCAAGCTGCTCAATCATTTGAAGCTTTTGGTGCTGCTGCAAGAATTAACTTAATTAAAACTTTTGGAGATGAAGCTACATTTAATAGTTTAAAAAACCTTAGAAAGACAGTTGATGTTTTAAGTAATATTGATTTAATCGAGAAGAAAATTGGTAAAAAAAGAGCAGATCAAGCCGTAAATGTAGCTTTAGCAGCAGGTGGTTTAGAAGCACAAAAATTTGTTCTTGAAGAAATGTTTAAGTTGCAAATGAAAGAAGCAGAGAAAGGAGAGTTAAAAGGTATGAATAAATTTAGAGCAACATTATCTTCTATGGGGCAGTTCCTATTAGGAGGTGGAGGTAAAAAAAATGTCTTTATTGGTGGGTTGCAACAAGACATGATTGACCAAACTGCTAGTGCTCAAGCTGCTGCAATGAGAAAATTAAATGAAGAAAAAAGAAGATTAGAAGCTAGAGAGATAGTTAGACAGATATCAGAACCTAAAGAAGAGTTAAGAGAATTAATGGACCCATTAAAACAATTAATATCCTTATCAAGAACAGTAGGGGATTCTTTTTCTGAATCATTTAAAGGTATTGTTCGTGGTTCAATGACAGCACAAGAGGCATTAAGAAATTTATTTATGCGTACAGCAGACCATTTCTTAGATATGGCTGCACAGATGATTGCAAAACAAATACAAATGAAAATATTAGGTATTGGTTTAAGTTTCTTTAGTCAAGGTATAGCAGGACAAAGAGGTGGAAGTCCTACTAATAAACTTGGATCAGGTGGAACAGATAGATTCGGAAGAGATTTTGATGATCCTATGTTTGGCACACCATTAGCTGATGGAGGTGTAGCTAAAGCCGGCCGTACACATTTAGTTGGAGAAAGAGGCCCAGAATTATTTACTCCTGGAGTTACAGGTACAGTCACTCCTAATCATGCTCTTGGTGGTTCAACAAATATCGTAGTAAACGTAGATGCTTCTGGTTCTTCTGTTGAAGGTGATGAACAACAAGGTAGAGAACTTGGTCAATTAATTTCTGTTGCTATACAATCAGAATTGATTAAACAAAAAAGACCAGGAGGTTTATTAGGATAATGGCTACTTTTCCCTCTATAAATCCTTCCTATAATTCTCGTAAAACAACATCTTCACAGATTCGAACTACGCAATTTAATGATGGCTACCAGCATAGAATTAAATTTGGATTGAATACAAAACCGTATATTTGGGCTTTGACTTTTGATGTCTCTGAATCAGATTCAGATACAATAGAAAGCTTTCTTGAAGCAAGATCAGATGATGGTGCTTCTTTTGATTGGCAACCTCCTGGTAGTGCTGTTGCTTACAAATGGATATGCCTTCAATGGACTAAGAGAATACCTTTTTTAAATAGGGCTAGTTTGAGTATGACGTTTCAGCAAGTATTTGAACCCTAATGGCTACCCCTGTATCAGAACTACAGAAAATAAATCCTAGTAATATTGTTGAGCTTTTTCAGCTTGAACTTATTACTGCTATTCATGGATCTAATACAAAGTATTATTTTCATAATGGAGTGAATGAAAACAATAACGGTAATTTAGTTTTTAATAATATTGAATATACAAAGATGCCGATAGAAGCTGAAGGTTTTGAATTTAATGGAAAACAATTACCAAGACCAAATTTAACTATATCTAATATTTTAGGAACTTTTACAACAATACTTTTAACTTTACCTCAAGGTTTAGAAGGAGCAAAGGTTACAAGAATTAGAACTCTAGAAAGATATATTGACGATGTAAATTTTCTTGGCGGTCAGATTTTATTAGAAACTGGCAGTAATATTATTCAAGAAAATAATAGTTTAATTAATGAAGAGTCAGGTGATAACCCTCATGGAACACCTGATCCAACAGCAACATTTCCTAATGAAGTTTATTATGTTGATCGTAAAGTTACTGAAAATAGAGATTTAATTACATTTGAATTAAGTGCAAGTTTTGATCTTAATGGAGTAAGACTGCCAAAACGTCAAGTTTTACCAACAGATTTTCCTGGTATCGGTTCGTTTTTTTCATAATGTGGAAAAATAAAGCTCTTGATCACGCAATACAAGAAGATCCTAAAGAATCGTGTGGTTTATTGGTTGTCGTTAAAGGGAAAAAAAAATATATTCCTTGTAAAAATTTGGCTATAAATCCCAAAGATCAATTTATTCTGTGTCCTGATGACTGGGCTAGTGCTGAAGATCAAGGAGAAATTATTGCTGTTGTTCATAGTCATCCTGTAACAAGTCCAAATCCTAGTGAAGCCGATAAAGTTGCGTGTGAAAAATCAAGTTTAAAGTGGTGGATTGTCCAACCTAATTTAAAACAATGGGTAAGTTTTGAGCCTTGTGGTTATAAAGCACCTTTAATTGGTAGACAATGGGTATGGGGTGTTACTGATTGTTGGAGTTTATGTAGAGATTGGTATAAGGAAGAATTAGGAATACAATTAATAGATTGGATTAGACCTAATGATCCAGAAGATTTTATAAAAAACCCAATGTTTGCAAATTGTTTTGCCAAAACAGGATTTAGAGAATTGACACAAGAAGAAGATTTAGAAAAAGGAGATTTATTATTAATGTCTATAAGTAGTAGCGGATTAAATCATATTGGTGTTTACTTAGGAGAACAAACAGTTTTGCATCATTTGCAAAATAGGTTATCAAGTCGTGATCTATTAGATGAATGGTTGCTAAAATGTACAGGTAAGAGGATTCGTTATGTTGCGTAAAATCAAACTATACGGAGAATTAGCAAAGTTCTTAGGTCAAAAAACTTTTGACGCTGAAGTTAGTAGTGCTGCACAGGCGATAAGATTTTTAGTTGTTAATTTTCCGCATTTAGAAAAACATATGGCAGATAGATACTACAAAGTATCTGTTGGTAACTGGGAGTTAACAGAAGAAGAATTAATTTACCCTAACGGACAGGAAGATATAAAAATCATTCCTATTATCGGAGGTGCTGGAGGTCAAGGAGGTTTTGGTAGATTTTTACTGGGAGCAGTAATGATAGGAGTTGGTATAGCATCTGGAGGTGCAGCTTTTACGGCTGGTGGTTTTACAGGAGCGGGATTTTTAGGAGGAACAACAGCAGTTATTGGAAACATAGGTATAGCGTTAGCTTTAGGTGGGATTGCTCAAATGCTTACTCCTGTTGAAACAATTCCAGAACAAGAACAAGATCCCAGACTGTCATTTAATTTTAGTGGAATACAAAATACAAGTCGTGCTGGTGTGGCTGTTCCTGTTATTTATGGTGAGATATTAACAGGATCTATTGCTATATCTGCTGGTATTGAAACTGCACAGGTAGAAGTATGACACAAATTATAGGTTCTGGAGGAGGAAAAGGCGGTGGAGGTGGAGGTGGTACTCCTACTGAAGCTAAAGATAATCTGGATTCTAAACAGTTTGCAAGAGTTTTAGATTTAATCGGAGAGGGAGAGATAAGTGGATTAGTTGATGGAGCTAAATCTATATTTTTAAATAACACACCATTGCAGGGATCTGACGGAAATTTTAATTTTAAAGATGTAAGTTTTGAAACTAGAAATGGTACTTCAAGTCAGACAAGTATTCCAATCACTAAAAATATTGCACAAACTAAACCTACTGGTTTTTCTAATGTTCCTCAAGCAACACCAAAAGTCATACAAATAACAGATTCAGATGTAGATGCTGTTTCACTTACAATTACTGTTCCTGCTTTACAAAGATTTACTGATGAAGGAGATATTTTTGGTACTGAAATTCAACTAGAAATTGCTGTTCAATATTCTGGAGGTTCATATACTAATGTAGTTTTTGGTAACGCAGGGAAAATTACAGGTAGAACACCCGATACTTACCAAAGAGATTACTTAATAAATTTAGCTGGTGCATTTCCTGTCAATATAAAAGTTACTAGAATTACTCCTGATAGCAGTTCTAGTAAGCTAGCAAATGCGTTTCAATTTAATAGTTACGTAGAAATTAAATATGATCAAAGATCTTATGAAAATAGTGCTTTAGTAGCATTAAAAATTGATGCTGAACAGTTCACATCTATTCCTACTAGAAAATATTTAGTAAAGGGTATAAAAGTAAAAATACCTCACAATGCAACAGTAAGAGCAGATGGAAGTTTATCGTATACAGGAGTTTTTAATGGAACGCTTGGGGCTGCACAATATACAAATGATCCAGCTTGGTGCTTATTTGACCTTTTATCTTCCTCTAGGTATGGATTAGGTTCTCATTTATCTGAATCTGATCTTGATAAATTTAGTTTTTATCAGGCATCTCTTTATTCTTCACAGCTTATAGATGATGGAACGGGTACAGGTAATACAGAACCTAGATTTAGTTGTAATGTTTCAATTCAGAATCAACAGGAAGCGTATAACGTAATAAATCAAATGTGTTCTGTTTTTAGGGCTATGCCTTATTACGAAGCTGGTAGTCTAACTATTACGCAAGATTCTCCAAAAGATTCAAGTTATTTGTTTACTCTTGCAAATACTCTATCTCCAGGATTTACTTATTCAAATACAAGTCAAAGAACAAGACCTACAGTAGTAGTCGCAAAATATCTAGATTTAGAATTAAGAGATATAAATTATGAAGAAGTTATAGATACTGCAAACCAAACTCGTTATGGATCAATAGTTAAAAATATTGATGCTTTTGCTTGTACAAGTAGAGGTCAAGCAAATCGTTTGGCAAAGTGGTTGCTTTACATGGAAAACGTAGAGCGTGAAGTTGTAACATTTGCTACTTCAGTTGATGCTGGAGTTATTGTTAGACCTGGGCAGATCATAGAAATAGCTGATCCTGTAAAGTCAGGGGAGCGTAGAGGTGGTCGTATTCAAGCTGCGACAACAACAGCAGTTACTCCTGATAATTCAACAGATATAACTTTTCAAGTAGGATCTACTTTGTCTGTTATTCTTGCCGATGGTACGTTAGAAACAAAAACAGTTAGTGGAATTGATGGCAACGGTGTTATTAATGTTGTTGGTAATGCGTTTAGTTCTGCTCCTAATGTAAATAGTATTTGGATTTATCAGACAACAGATATTTTAACTTCAACTTGGAGAGTATTAGAAGTCAAAGAACAAAATAGATCTGAGTATGTAATAACAGCTAGTCAGTATAACTCAGGTAAATATAATCATATTGAAAGTAATATTGCATTAACTACTAGAGATATTACTAATTTAGATATACCTCCATTATCTCCAACAGGAGTAACAGCAGAAGAAGTTATTTATGAAAATACTGGAATTGCAAGAGTAAAAATTATTGTTAGTTGGACTACATCAACAGATAGTGTTTACGTTAGATGGAGACTTGAAAATGGTAATTATACGTCAATAACTGTAGAAGGTTCTAAAAGTTATGAGATACAAGATACTGTTGCTGGAAATTATACAATTGAAATTTATAGTGTAAGTGCGTCAGGTCTTAGATCAACTTTACCTACAAAACCAGCAGATCCATTTTTTGTAGCTGTTGGTAAGACGGCACTCCCTTCTAATGTTAGCGGTG